GTAATATCTTCAAAGTCTAATTTATTACTTCTATCTCCTGTTTTCTTTTTTGATAATGAGTCCGTTCTAATAATTGTAAAGTCCTCAACACCATATTTCATTTTGATTTCTGCAATTACCTTTTTAGTATCGGCAGTATCGGTGTTTGACAATCTTACTCTTAAACGAGGGTTCTTTGGCATATCATTTACAACTGGAACTTTACCATTGTCAATATCCATAGTATAATAACCATAATCATTTTTGATATCAATTTCTTCGTAACTCATTGTATCTAAATCCCATGCTAAAAAACCATGTCTATCCAATGTTTCACCAAAGTTTTGTTGAATTAGTGAACCTGCATAAACTACCTTACAACCTTTCGGACTAATCATTTCCTGACGCTTATGAATATCACCTAAAAGTGCCAAATCAAATCCATCAAATATATCCGTTGTAAAATGTCTACTACTTACCACATAACCTATATCAGTTTGAGAATTATCAACAGGTCCGTGGAATAATGCAATCTTTTTATTACCAAATAGTTTATCGGCAGTAATCCAATTGTCTTTATTATCTAAAATACTAAATACTGAAAAATCAACACCACCAATTGAATAAACCTGAGTATCTTTTAAGTAATAGAAGTTTTCCAATTCTAATGCATCAACCAATGGAGTAAGAACATCCATTCTATCCATATTGTTCATATTACAATCGTGGTTTCCGGTAATAAGAATTGTAGGACAAGTTTTAGCACACTCTTTGAATAACCAACTTATTTCGTTGACTAATTCTGGTGACATTTCTAATTTAGCGTGGGCAATATCACCTGCTAAATAAATGATTGCATCATCCGTTCCTCTTTTACGGATTTCTTCAAACATTTTTTCAAATACTTGTCTATACTCTTTGTGTCTTTTTACATTACGGATATGAACATCGGCAATGTGGTAAATTGTTTTTAACTTATTCATATTACCAATTTCTTTTTTTACGAATTTGTGCTTCTCTCATTTCCATCCATTTTTTTAATTTTGCATCGGAGGTTGGAATGTCTGCACCTGTTTTGTGTTCGTTAAATCGCTTCTTTTCAATTTTTCCTGCAGAAGCATAACCTAGTTTTGTTCTATTTTTCATAGACTATTTATTTTGTTCAATAATAATTCTTCCGATGAAAACTCTTTAGCTTCCTTCAACTCTTCGTAGAATTTTTCATACCCCATATCGGCGGCATCTTTGTCTTTAAGATACATCATTTTTACATGAATACCTTGTTTTCTAAAATATTCGGCAGCTTTAAGTGCCTCATTAATTGCATCGTTATCCAATGAAATAATAATATCGGTAATACCACTCATAAAGATTTTCTCAACCAATATTCTCGATGGAAACTTACCTAAAAGTGGAATTGCATTTCTTTTAATTGTAATCGCATCAAATACACCTTCACAAAGTATAATCGGTTCATTCCAATTTACCTGTGAGTCAAAACATATTACATTTTTACTGATTGGAGGATTTTTGTATTTCATTTTGTTGTCCGGATAATACGAACGAGAAACAAAATAATTTAATGACCCATCGGAATTATATGATGGTATAATTACTCTTTGTCCATACAATCCTTCTTTACAATATCCTATGTTATATTTGATTATGTCCTTTTCAGTAATACCTCTTTGAGTTAGGTAATGTATTGCGTGTTTATATTCAGGATTAAACCCTTTGGGAGTCTCACTAAGCGATATAAATTCTTTTGGTAGGGAAATGAACACCTTTGTATCGGCATCCTCTAATTGTGGGTTATAATTGTTATCTCCGTAGATTTCTCTAATGATTGAAATAGTCTTTCTATCAACATCCAACTTTTTTAACAATGAGGTTAATTTCTTACCACCACTATTGCAAGTCCAACAATGCCACTTTTGTGTTTCCGTATTAACTTGTAGTTTTTGTTTGTGGTGATTACAAAAAGGACAATAAAATGCCAACTCATTCCCTTTAAGAGTGAGGTGACTACCTAAAACACCAGTTAGGGTAGATACGACTATATTCTTATCATTTTGCTTCAACACCCCCTAAATATACGACAAATATTTGATATTACCAAATATTTTATGGTCTATTTTCCTCTAAAAACCAATCTTCTGGGATGAATTTGTCGGCATACTTAAATCCGTTCTTTTCACACCACATTCCGTATGTAGTTTTGGAGTTTTTGCTGATTTTGTTCTTTGAATTGGAAAATACGAAACGAATGTCCAAATTAGGATTTTGTTCTTTTACTAATTGGTGTTTCTTGCGGTCTGCGGCAACAAATCTACCTTTGGTTTCAACTCGTATACCATTTGGTAGTTTGAAATCAGGATGATAGTTATGTTCGGATGCCGGTATGATATATGCAACCTTTTCGGTTTCATACTCAACAGGTATACCTCTACTTTCAATTTGGGATGATATGGTTTCTTCTAAACCAGACTTAAATCCATACTTTTTTGCAACCCATTTTGGATTGCTCTTTTTTGTAACTTTTTTCTTAGCCATTAAGGTATTTATCTTTTTATAGAATCTGAGTATTTTGCAAAGTTCTTTTCACCACCTCTACCAGTTTTAAATTTAGTAGCTGTTAATATTTGGTCATCAGCTTTTTGTAAATCGTTGGTACTATATGGAGTTTTTGCCGCTACACCTGCTTCAAATCCTAAATTGTCAAGACCTAATTCAGATTGTCTTGCTTTGTAAGTTTCTTCTATTGTTGCCATTTGTTTGTTGTTTTGTATATAAATATAAGATTATGTATCAAATCGTACAATAAAGTTTACAGGAATATCTGGCTCCGATTTTATAGGTTGTGGTAATTTAGCTACTGCAACTAAATCACAATTATCGTCATATAGTCCAATCGTTGTAATAAATGGTGATAAGAATGAACCTGTACTATCTAATGAACCACTTAAATCATAATGTTCAAATCCACCACTAATTGCATTATTATATGATGAACCCATTCTATAATCCAAAGTATCTCCGGTTTCTAATATTGACTTTTTTCTAATATATTTTGTACCAGGATTTGTTACAGTTCCAACAATTTTTCCATCCGATGTTGGCACTAATAGTGTTTCTCTACCAACCTCAACAACGGCCGTTGGGTTTTGTGAAACGTTAAATTCATCTTCATTAACAATTAAAAGATATTCGTGTTCGTATATCGTTTTTGTTGATTTAAATGATAAGTCCCAATTTGTCAATAATTTTTGTTGTGGATTTCTTGTCATAACAATCAATCCGGCATTATAAAATATATTACCAACTCTTTGAACCGTATCAGACGCAGATGCGAATTCAACATTATCTACAACCATATCACCACTATTAATATCAAATGATATAATCCTAGCGATATATGCTATTGAATTATAGTACCAAATTATTTCTTGGGTTTCAATGTTGATATTTGTTATCCTTACTGTATAAGAAGTACCATTTAAATCCACCATACTAGCATCCGTATCCAAAATAGATAGAGAACCCTTTTTAATTCCTTCACCCACATATATTTGTGGAATAGAAATTACTTTAACATCATTTCCTAAATATCTTTCTTTTGCAATCGGATTTGGATTGTATTCGTTTGTCTTATTACCAAATCTTAAAAATGGATTATCCTCATTTCCATTATAAAATTGAGCTCTCAATTGTCCGTATATCGAAGCTGGATAATATGAAATCCATTCATTCTGTGTTGCATTGTATACTGATGCGGTTGGAAAATCATTAACCACATTACCAACGCTTGCAGAATATATGTAAACCCCACGACTTGGAGAATTTGATTCATCAAAACTCCATTCCTTATAAGCTTTAAATGGCCTTACACTAATATCCGACTTTGGTATTCTTTTTAACATATCGTATATAAATATTCTTTTAATGAAAAACCCCCAAAAGAGGGGGCTTTACATTTTTAATATATTCTCCGATTAGAAATCTAATTTAACTTTAATTGCAATTTCTTTATCAAATGATTTCTCAATTGGTTTAGAAGTTTTTGCAACTGCTAACAACTCATTTGAATCATTATATAAACCTACCGTTGTAATGTATACGTGAGGGTCTCTTTCAAATAATGGTTGTGCAAATGCCCCAACTGAACCTGTTACGAATGTTGGGTTGTTTGAGAAGTTAAATTCTCTATTGTTTGCTCTTACGAAATAATGTGAAGTAGAAACGTTTTCAGTTCTTCTTACTTGGAAATCTTTACCTTCGGTAAGTGATTTTAATACCGCTGCAGCACCTAAATTACCATAATCATTCAAATGATAAACATTATTTGCAGTGGTTATAGTTGATGCCTGTAAAGACGAACTAACTGAACCTGTTAATGCACTTGGATTCAATAATACAATACCCATGTCAGGATAAAATAAACCATATCCTTGTTTAGTTACATTATCCGTATATTGTTTAATTGATGATGTTAAAGACGAACCTATGTTTAATGAACCACTAACTAAATTATAAACTCTACCAGCTGTTGTTACATTTTCATCGGTTCCACCACTATCATCAATTAAAGTTACTAATCCCAAAGAACCAGATAATTTAATTTGAATATTTCCCGGGTCTAATCTTTCTTTGTATCTAGCTCTGTTTATATTAATTGCGTAGAATGATGTTAAATCAAACGTACCATTTGCACTTGCGGTGGGCCCGCTTAAAACCGTAAAATACGGGTCAGATGAATCTAATAATACATTTTTATATTGATTATAAGTTGCCAATGTTGGTCTTGTAGATGCATCGTCATCTTCTAACGTCGGTGCACCAAATCCATTAACATCACCATATGCAATAGAAAATTGTACTTCTGCAGCTTCCGAAGAAGTTATTCCATTATACACATCTAAATAATATTTTCCACTTGCAGATGATTTTTGTAAAGATGATGTATATGTCATCTGAACCGCCAATGAACCAGTATCACCACTCCATATTCCAGAAGTTACAATTTCAGTTCTATTGGTTACTTTATCAATTGTTCCAAATTTTTTATAAATACCATTTGAAATGGTAGTTATATCGGAACTAATTTGTTCACCCGTTCCTAAAAATTGGTTAACGATTCTAACCAATTCGTTAGTATCTACTGGGGTACCGGCTGTGTTTGCAGCACCAGCTAAGTAAGTTGATAAATTACTTGCTAAAAGGGCCCCTCTATTGTCTCTTATTAATGCCATAGTTTTTTATTATTGAACGTAAGTTACTGTGATTGGAATAGTTTGTGAACCA